GTCTTGATTGGCTCAATGAAAGCATCAAATTTGGTTTTCATCGCATTGACGATAAGGTCCCAGTTGTCCCGAATTAAGTCAAAGTTGGCTTTGAACTCACCCAACTTAACGAAAATGGCATCAACAAATCCAAAGCGCTCACGCATGTTGGAGACCATGGTATTCCATCGTTCACCGATGGAGGACAGTGCTCCAAGGAATGGGTCAAGGAAAGCCGACACGAGCGGCCCAACGCTGTTATCCCAAGCATCCTT